TCATGCTGTCGCCAGACTTCATCCAGTGAAAGCCCTTGGGCGCGTCTACTGATTTCTTCATGCTTTCCTCTTGGGCTTCTTGCCAGCGGCTAATTTGAATGAGGCAGCGGTCGGCGCACCCTTTGCGCCCGGCTTGCGCATTCTCTCGCCAGAGCCACCGGCGATGCGTTTGCGCTTTGCGTGAATGTTTGCGTACAGTCCAGGGCGCTTTGCCATTATTTGTTCCCCTTGTAACCAGAAGCGTAGACTGCCTTGCCTTGTCTCTTAGCGGCAGCCTCGGTCTTGTAAACCTTGCCGGACTTGCCCCAGCGGTAGCCGCCCTTGACCTTGCGGACGGGCATCAGTAGTCCATCTTCGGCCCACCATGGCCGAGGATCTCGTCCATCATGTTGCTCATGTCTCCGCCATGCATCTTGATGACCTTGACCTTGACGCCTTCCTCTTCGGCCTCTTCCTCGTGAATGCCGTATTCCATCTGGTGGCACAGCAGCAGGAAGTTCACGAGCTGGTCGTCGCTCAACTCAAGGCCATCGGTGTTGCGGGCAAAGCCCATCTTCTCCATGAAGAGAGCTTCATTCTCTTCCATGTTTTCTACGTTGACTTCGGCCATCAGTTAGCTCCTTGCATGACTTGCATTTCTTGTTCTGTGACAGCGCCCTTGGGAAGTGCGCCAAGCATATCAGCAACGCCAGGACGCTGAAGCAATTCCATCAAGACTTGAAGTTCCCTGTCAGAAATGGAGCCTTTCCCAGATGGCATCTCCCTGTCAGAGATGGAGCCTGCTCCTGTGGGTCGCATCTCGCCTGGGGGCATCGCATCTTGATAGGCTTGCATCTCCATGTCGGAGACAGCTCCTGCTCCTGTGGGCGGCATCATGGGCGCTCTCATCTGGCTCAGGAAATATTGCACATCTTTGTCGGACATTTGTCCTGACTTTGCCATCTCGTTGATCGCTGCCATCTCGTCTGGCGTGAAATTTGCCATCACTTAACTCCTGATAGGTCCAAATGTCGGTGGTATGTACTGGTAGGCTCCGCGCCGCTGCCGCTGTCCCGGCAATGCGCCGTATATGTGAGTGGGGCCGAATAGTGCGCTCGCTGTTGGCTGCGCCGCCGGGTCTTGTTGTCCCTGAGATAACAGGCGCCGGGGCATAGACGGGCTTAGGTCGGCCTCGCCGCGAGCTTGGTTCTCTGCGTGCTCCGCTGTGTAATAGGCTTCTATGGCGGCTGGCATGTCCTTATTTTCGATAGTCTGACCCTCCGCAGCGGCAAGGGCTTGAAGCTCTGATTCGATGGCGGAGTCTCTGTTAAATGTAAACATGTCCAAAAAACCTCTGATAACGCCGGTGGCAAGCATTCCCGGTGGGCCAGTCGCTTTGCCTACGAGACCTAAGCCAGTCTGGAAGGGCATTAAATTTCCTTCGGAGTCCTTCGTCAAAAAGTAGTCCGATAGGACGTCCTTAGCCTTGGAAGTCTGCTTCTGAATAAAAGTGGGAGGAGGGGTGCCGCGCGGTTGCGCCATTTGGTTGTACTGTTGCGCCAGCACCGCGTTATTGATTGAGGTTTGCTGATTGGCAGACGTAGTTTGCCCAAGTTCAGTCGCCACAGCATTCGCAAGTTCAGCCTGCTCTGGCGTGTACTGCGGGATGCTTAGTTGGTTGCCACTATCGACGGAATATCCGTTTGCAGCGGCAATGCCCAAGCCAGTCTGCACGTCGGCAGGGGCCGCGCCAAGAGCGCCAACAAAGTCGATGCCATCAGTAGAGGGCGTGTCTGGCGCACTGTGGTAGCCACCACCCGGGAAAGAAGATGCGAAACCCATTACACTTGCCTCGGCATACTGTTTATGAAGCCCTCAAACGCGCCAAGAGGCTGACCGTCACCCATCCTCGATCGCATCTCATCAGCCTTGCGCTGGACGTATTGCATCATCTGGTCAGGAGCCATCTGCTGTTGGGGTGCCGCCTGCTGTTGGGTCGCGACCGGGCCGAATGCCGTCGGGTTTACTGGGACCATGGCCAAAAGCTCTGGCGGAATGTTAGCCATCTGACTGCGCCTCAATTTGAGCCTTCACCAAGACCTTCTCGCGCTCAAGAGCCAACTCGGCTTCCAGCTTGCGAACCTTGGCCTCGAGGTCGGCTTTGGTCTTGGCTTCGTTGATCTGCATCGCCGACTGCGCCTTGGCTTGGCTGATCTGAATGTCGGACTGCGCCTTCTGTTCCTTGCCCTGAATGTCAGCGTTCGTCCTTGCCGTGAGGGCCTGTGCCTCAAGTTGCGCGAGCTGTTGGGCATACTCGAGTGGCCCTTGCTGCTGGCCTTGCTGCTGAGGCTGGAGTGCGCGGATCGCTTCCATCTGGGGAGACTGCTGGACAACCTGCGCGGCGCGCTGGCTAATCAGCATGTCGAGGTTCGGGTCGATGTCCTCAAACTTAAAGTTGCCGTCACGAACATCCGGCAAATCTGGTAGCGGAACGCCGATGCTGGCTTGCATTCGCGTGCGATAAAGAAGCGCGATGTGCTCCGCAACGTGAGCGACAAGTACTGGCTGCAATGTTGCGGCTCCGGGATTGCCAGCAAGAGAGGGATCAGACAGGAACTGAACGTGGACGGCGATGTGAGAATCGTGGTCCTGCTCCGGGAACGCCCTGATCGGCTTGCCGTAGAGGACACTCATGTTCTCATCGATCGGGTCGATGCGAGCAGCCTCTGCTGGCTCCTTCAAAATCTCGTCAATGTTCTGAATGCGGATCGCCTCGTACATCCGCTTGTAGGCTTCGTACATGTCGTGAAGCTCTGGGGCGGACCGCGCCATCTCGAGGATGGCCTGCGCCTGGGCGATGCGCTGGGCAGTTGAGAAGATGTTGGGGTCGCTGACCGGGACGACATCGATGCGCTCGTCAAAGTCAGCGGCGTAAATTTTGTTGCTCGATCCTGCAATCGCAAAATCAAAACTCTCTGGGAGGTTCTCCGCGTTCAGCTGGGCAAGCAGCCTGAACTCTTGTCCTTGCGAATTGTGGAGCCTCTTGTGTATCGCAGAGAATGACTTGCTGCCTTGCTCAATCAGGGCAATCGTCGAGCCGACAGGGGCGTTGGGATTTACGTCGCCGACATTCAAGTCTGCCGTGCTGGCGAACCGCTGGCCAATGTCAACGACATATCCGAGCAGCTGGAAAAGAACCGCCGATGGCTCCTTAAACGGCAACGGCATGATCGCCTTCTTGACATCGTCAACTGTCGCCTCAAGGTCAACGAACTCACCGGGGCTGACATCAATCTCGCCGCCGCTGACACGGCCCTTGAGCTTGAAGCCGCCCTGCATGTTGGAGAATGCAGCCGAATCAAGGAGGGCGCGCAAAGATCCGGTCGCAGCTTTTCCGAGACCGCCGATGATGTGGTAGAGGCCGAAGCCGTAGAAGCCCAGGCCGGGCAGGAACTTGTAGCTGACAAACCAGTCTCGGCGAGCCTTCTTCTCGTCCTCTGATCGCCAGTTCCGGCGGACGCTTACGACCTTGTCGGTGTCGTAGTCGATCGTGACAACGTAAGGCAGGACATCATCGCCCTCGACATCTTCGTAGACGTGCATCTCAAGCAACGTAACAATGTCGTCTTCTGCGTCATCGCCCTGAGTGTTTACGCCTTCAATCTCGCCGATCGTATCGCCAGACGGGTCGCCGCCGTCACCTGTGAATTTGACTGGGAGATACCAACCGGCATCAACGTAACGGTCATACTCATTCTTCGGCATTCGGATCAGTTGAGTGTACCGGGGCGATGTCTGGAGATCCTTGCTCTCAGGCGCGACAATAAAGTCTTCTGCCTTCACGAACTGCGAGCACTGCCTGTCAAGGTTTACGTCCCACCAGACTTTCTTAAAAGTTTGGCCAACCAGGGGCAGGTGGAACAGCATCTGATCCAGATCGGGAAAATACTCGGGCATCTCCTGTGTGATCTGGTAGTTCATGAATTCACGGACACGGCGAGCTTGGTCTTCAGTCTCTTCGTCCGGCTGACCGATGATCGTAGTTTTTACCGGGCCACCGGCGGGATAAAGCTCGGCGATCGCCCGTGCGTTGAACTGCGTGGCAGCCTCGGCGATGAGCGGGTGGACGACGACACTCAGGCCACGAGTTGCGCGGTTGTCATCTCCCTCCTGCATTCCACCTTCAGGATCTAGGGTCTTTAGGCCGTCCTTGTAACGCTGCTCCCACTGGGAACGAGCCGAGCGATCGGACTCGTAGTATGAGACGAGCCGAGCGGCTAAAGATGAAAGCTGGGTGTCTGGAAGTTCTTCAGCGAGATTAGAGTCGAACTCTGTGTCAATCTCTGGGACAAGATCAAGATCGGGATCGCCAATCAAGACTTCGTCATTTTCTAATTGTTCAATCTGCAAGTCATCAGTGGGAGTGCCCTCGGCAAACGGCGCAGGGTCAGTCACTGATGGGAAGTCGCCGGTATTGAGGGTCTGTGGCTGTCTAGCCATACAAGCTCATCCTTGTAACTGGTTCTTCGTCATCATCTTCGTAGTCTTTCGAATGCGTGACAAACCAACCCTTGCGAAGCCGCAACCAAGCCTGCGTGCATGTGTCAACGATGTCATCATTGTCACCAGCCGGGAATGCGGCACAGATATCTATTAAATTCTTACTCCAATTCTTTCCAGAGGGGAACCATATTCTTCCGTCCTCAAGTATCGCACTGCTGGCGTGAGCGCGAGCCTCCTTGTCTCGATCTGGGGAGTATTCCAGCACCGGGACGCCAGCCATGCGCAGATCTTGGATCAGGCTCTGGCCCGACGCCTTCTTCTCTATGAGGACCGCGTCCGGCTCAAACTCATGGTAAGACTCCTGGGCAATCTTGCGAAGCTCCGGGTAGGACACCCGGTCGTACCACATGTCAAGTACGATCGCGTTGACTTGGCCGTTCCTACGAAAGACACCCCATGTGGTGCGAGCAGAGTAAGACGACTTCTCTTTTGTGCTGAATGCCGTGTCCCAAGACTGAATGACATACTCGATGTCTGGCAGTGTTTCCTTCTCCCAGGGCACCCACCACTCGGCCTTCAAGATCCCGCCGCCCCTGGGCATTGGCCTCTGCTGTAGCTGTCCGGCTGCGGCGTAAGAGCCTAGTGACTTCTCAAGATTGTTTAGAGTTGGCTCGTCAATCCGGTCTGGCCACAGAAGCTCGCCGTCTTCTGTCCTCGGGTCTGTGAAGCCTAGAGAGGAGGTGGTCATAGTCGGGTGGCCAACCTCGTACCTCGCCGGGAGGCACAGGTGATCCCACTGCTCAAAGTGGTTCTCGATTATGTGTCCGGTCAGATCATTCTCGTGAACCCGCTGCATGATGATGATGAATGCGCCGGTCTTCGGGTCATTGAGGCGAGACTGCATGGCTTGGTCCCACCACTCGAGGACGCCCTCCCGGACTGTGCTGGACTCTGCCTCTCGGACGTTGTGCGGGTCATCAATGACAATTATGTCGCCGCCTTCACCAGTCAGCGCGCCGTCAACTGATGTCGCGATACGTTGGCCGGTCTTGTCATTCTCGAACCGCTGCTTCTGGTTCTGGTCGCCAGTCAGGACAAAGCCCTCGCCGAAGTGCTCACGATACCAGGGGCTGGAGATCAGGCGGCGACACTTGACCGAGTCACGAATGGACAGGGACGAGGCGTAAGAGGCAAAGAGAAATCGTTTCTCTGGCTGGATGGTCCAAGTCCAGGCAGGCAGGGCAACCGCCACCGAAAGAGACTTCATGTGGCGTGGCGGGATGTTGATGATCAGTCGGCGGATGTCGCCCTCTACAACCGCCTGTAGATGTTCGGAGATGGCATCGATGTGCCAGTTGTCGTGGAAGGGTCGGCCCGGCTCAATCGTCTCCCAGCAGCTCTTGGTAAACTCCTTCAAAGACCTCTTCATCTTCTCCGCTCTCACTTGCGTCAATGACAGCGTGCTCAAGTACTCGTTCAATTGTTGTGAGATCATCGTCATTCAGTTTGCTGATATCCAGCACCTTTCTCTCTTCAATTTGGGCTTTGATCTCGACCGCCTTGAGATCCGGGATGCACTTGCCCAGCAGGGTCTTCGCCGCCATGACACGCAGCTCTGGGTCTGCGGAGATGTTGCCAGCCGCCGACGCCAAGCCGTCCGCATCTTTTGTGTAGACCGGGAAGATCTCCTTGCCAGCCATTACAGCTGCGAGGAACCCGACAGGGTCAGCCTGACCCATGATCCAGTTGATCGTGGCCGGGTGGTTCCACTTGTAATTATTTTTGCGTGCTGGCTTCTTTGTCTTGAGTGGCTCGACAGATTTGAACCGGCCATCCCATCCCTCCGGCTCATCTTTCAAGCGAGACATGGCGTCAGGATTGATCGGTGGCCCCGGCTTCACTGGCCTCTTGACGACGACGCCATGGTCAACCTTCACCGGGTGTTTCCTGGGGCGACCTCTTTTGGGGGTCTGATTTTGATTTTCCAATTGTTTTGACCTGTTTTCAGGGGTCGGCTGAAAAATAACCATGCCCCTTTGCGAGGCAAAAAGAAACCCCGACGAGCCGGGAGGCTGCTGCCGGGGCCACAGCTGATTGGATCAGCTGCTAACACTCGGGAGGTTAAGGGCCTGGAGTGCTGAGTTAGTTTAGGCTGAGATTTTATTTTATCAAAACTTTCTGCTCAATATGTCCCTGCTGGCATCTTGAACCCCGGCAAGATATACCGGATCAGCGGCTCAACAGGCCGGGGAGGCTTTTCCCTGGGTATCGGAGGAATCACCCGTGTTAACTTTTCAGGTTCCTTTGGAGGCTCTTGGGTTGACAGAATATTGGCCCTGCGAAATAGCTCCGCTTCCAAAATCTTTATGTACTCAAGTTCCGGGCAAAGAAGAAGAAGCAGGGAACAAACGGGAAGGGGCAATCAGTCCTCGCAAGAAGAGTTTTCTATCGCACGGACAGTAGCACGAGCCGAGTGGCAAAGGCCGTGCCACTCGTTGCCAAAGCCAAGTGTGTCCTGGTAATACCTTGCGTCGGAGAGCAACTCCGCTACGAACGGATGGTCGCGATCAATCCAAACGTGACGTTTGGTGCGCTTAACTTCTGGAGGTGTATCAAGGGCACGCTCCTCGTGATCGATGTAGAAGTACATTGGTATTCTGACAAGGCGGGTCATGCTGCATCCCCTTCAGTGCGGGCGAGCGTCCTGTCAATAGTCGCCGCCATAGCCTCTAAGTAGGCCGAGTCACCTTTGATCCGGCTGGCGTGATCAAGCAACTTAGCCCCATCCCTTAGTGCGGACGCCGCCGCGATTAGCGTACCGCGCAGTTCCTCTTTGACGGGGTCGCTCATGCTGCACCTCCTTTCTCGTCCCAGACCGTATCGAGCCACTGCCAAAAAGCATCGCAGACAAAGTACTCGTCAAAGCCTTCGTCGTCCATGCCGCCTTCGTTCCAGTCATACCACTCGACGACACCCTTAGTGAGTAACGTGCGCCAAGTTCCAGCCGCAGATTCTTTCGTCCAGCCAGCCTCGACTAGGACGTACGGGTAAGCC